GACAGGCGATCACCCGTGCGATTGATACGAAAGAGCGCCTGATCCGCGTGCCACAGCATACGCTTGACATGATCTACCGCGCGGCAAAAATGCAGCGCGAGCACATGCAAGATCACGGCGAACCGATGAGCATTGCCGCCATGGCGCAAGAGATGGAGATAGACCCTGACCACCTGCAGATGATGATCCAGCGCAATATCCCGCACAATAGTCTTGATCAGATGATTCATGACGATGGCTCGCCATTGCTGGATTTGATTGCAGCGGAAGAAGCGGACATTGAGGACAATCTGTCGCGTGAGTACGGCGAGCAACTGCAACTGGTTTTTTTTCGTCTAGAAGAAACTGATAAATATATTGTGTCTAGCTATCACGGCTATGGCGCGCCGAAACAAACGCAGAGCGCTATTGCAAAGGAGCTTGGCATAACGCGCAGCCGAGTTGGTCAGCGCTGCCAACTTGCCATGCGGCGGCTGAGGCTGATGATTGCTGAGCAAAGCCGCAACCTCTAGCTCGGCAATGTAACCGGTTGCCTGCTCTAGTAGTCGTGCATAGTATGCATTCTGCTTAATGAGCGAAGCGCATAGGCTGCGCACCTCATCAGAATTGTTATGGGCAAAGGCGCTGCGGGATTGAGCTTCAAGTTGCAGCTCTTCCTCCAGTGTCCAATGCACCATCATCCAGTCGCCCCATGACATTGTGCAGCGCCCACTACCACCCAAGCTAGAGCGGGTTGGCGATTGCTGGCGGATAACTTATGGCGGAATAGTGAAGGAACATGCACAAGATTGGCAGGCAATCTGGCACTATGAGCAACTCTGTGAGTATTACAAGCTAGATTGCGATCGCGCTAAGGATTGGCAATGATCGCCCATCCGGTATTTGGTCCTTCAACCATCCACCGTGGCCCCCAATTTTTGCGTGAGTACGCCAGTCCGGCTCCGCGATTGCCGAGATAACGCCCCTCTGCAACCAACATCTCGCCCCACGGATCGTTGACAATCATCGCGCTGCCCGTATATCCGATCACGGTCAGCCAATGCCCGCCACCTGTGGGCGCTGTGCTTGGCCCATGATGCAGGAACCCACAGGGCACAGGAATGCCGCTGTCGATTTGCTTCTCAAGGTCCGCCCATCCGCATTTCTGGCTGAAGCTGGCTTTGATGCCATACTCCGCCAAGGCCTTTAGCTGTGCCAAGTGATCGGTGGTGTCGCCGTACTTCAACACCGTACGCAGGTATTGATCATCGGCATTGGCGCCTTTCAGCTTGTCGGGCCGCAGCGCGGCTACCAGCATGGCGCAGCTGCTGCTAAAGCACATCCGGTTAGCCTGCCCTGGCACTTGGCTGTCGCGCTGACTGAAGTACGGCACACGCAGCGGATTCCCCTGTCCACCGCAGAACAGCTCGATCTCAGCCTTGCGGCGTCGCTCAAGGCCGGGCAATAACGCCTCGCCAGCATGAACCCATTTCGGCAGTTCTTGCCGCACCACAGAGCACGGATGCTCACCAGCGTTCAAGCGCTTGCGCAGCGTGGATGTTTCCAGTGCGCCTAGACCGACGTTGTAGACAAAGCTGGCTAGCGCTGCCACCTGCTCGGGGCGGAAAGATCGCGCGATTGGGATCAGGTGAAATAGGCCAGGAACATAGATTCCTTCAACGTCATTTGCCAGTAGCTCATCAGCTATCTGCTGCGTGATGGTGTCGCCAATGCGCACCGGCGCATCCATGTAACGCGTCGAGCCCCATCCGATCGTCGGCACGCCAGCCGGGCATAGATAGGCCTCTAGCCTGCAGCCCTCAAATTCCTTGATCAACTTGAGTGACGAGCTCAGCCATGGCGGCGGCGGTGGCGGCTTGATCTCTGGAGCGGCGCGGAATAGCTCGGCAAACTCTGCTAGATCTTCTGCGGAGATTTTGCTCTCTAGCCAGTTCCAGGCCGCCAGCTGGTGAGGCTGACTGCGGTGCCACTTTGCGGCATCAGCCAGCCGGATCTTCATTAGAACCTCCCTTCAAGCTTGGCGAGACGTTGCTCAATGGCATTGAGCCGTGGATACAGCTCCTGTCGATCATCCTTGATTTCTGTTCGCAGTAGCGACACTTCGCCGGCGATGTGCTCAACGGCGGCAGTCAAGCGCACAACCGCTTTAGATGCTTCATCATCACGCCGGATGAAGCTGCCAATGCCGCTTGCACCAATGGCAACAGCTGCGCCAACGACTGCGGCCGCGACTTCAACCATCGCCTGTCACCGCCGCTTTTTGCTGGATGATTGGGCATTGGCAATGCCTTGCAATGCTGCTATCACAAGCTGCACCCATCCATTGGCTTTGACATTAGGCATATAGCTGAGCAACTCAGAGCCAGCCAGCAATGCAACCGCAATAGCGGCTATCTGTTCGGGTGACATACTGCAGCGGCAGATACAACTAGCCTAGCCGCCAGTCGCCGAGCCGCCAACAATGCTTGCCGCAACACTTCTGTTCATGCCTTGAGCATTGCCATAGATGATAACTGGCACAGTCGCTAACGACACTTCTACATCAACACGACCATTGCGCGTATGCGCTTCACTTGGCGGCGAGGCATATCGCCACTCAAGCGATGATGGCACCACATCATTAAATGTCGTATGCCCAGCCCATGCCTCAGTGGACAATGGAAAGGCAATAAAGCCGCCTTGTTGTCCGCGGTAATGGTTGCGGATCAATGCGGCTTCCGCCTGCGTCAATGACACAAACGACAATGACAACTCAAAACTATGATTTGAGTAGCCATGAATGAAGCGGATACTGCCGCCACCAAACCCGCGTTCTTCTGTGACGCTATAGGTTCCCAATGTGTAACTGCGGGCCGCTGGCTGCAGTGCAGGAAACGTCGCCATCAGTTCTGTAGCGTGATGGTGCTAGCTCCAAGCGAAAATGTCGCGCCGGTGGCTGTCACATCACCATTGAAATCCACGTAGCAGACCAGTTCATCAGCGCTGCTGGCACCACCGCGGGACTTGTAGATCACAGCCGCCCTGGCTGTGATGGTTGCCGTAGACCAGCTGACAGAGCCAAAGCTGATGGTTACTTTATCGTTGGCGGTGTCCTTGGTGACGGTTACGGCCGTGGTGGCGCCGCCAGCGGTGTAGCCCGTGCCTGACACTTCATTGGTCACATCATCGCGCTTGTCGTGCGTGTCCTTGTTCGGCGTGTAGGTGCTGGTGACCAGCATTGCCTTAAAAGTATCCGTATCGAAGTCGATGGCGCCTTTGGCCATGTCGTCGATGCAGCTGTTGTAGATCAGGCTGGCCATAGGACTGATGCGTTAAAGGAAGTCTAGGCGTTAGGGAACGGCGCTGTAGGCGCCGTGAAGGTCGCTGCTGAGCAGAGCATCAGCTTGTAGGTATCGCTGGTGCTGTTCGCCCCATCGGCAAAGCGTTTTGCGGTGTGGTCGTACAGACTGATCGTGACCGCCACGGGCGCTAAAAGGCTGTGAGGCTAGGTTGCCTCATAAAAGTTCAAGCCGACTAAAGGTCACGCTATTGCCGCTCCGATTGCAGTCACTAGGGCTGTGACGCGGGTGTCTAACTTTTGTAGGTCAATGGATTCGCCGATGGAGTAGAAGGCGAGACGGGATGCGCTAAATGACTCAGGTGCACCAGTTGTATTGTTGCGCCTAGCGAATAGCAAAACTGAATCAGCCTGAGGAGTTTGAGAAGCTGTAGTTATGCTATAGTTGGTTCCGTTAGCCCTCCTTGTTCCTGCGCTTGAGGAACTGCGCGACCCACCAACGAGCCCGTTGTTGACCACTAGCGTAGCATCATCAGTTACTAATGCAGTGTTGATCCGGCACCTGAAGCCACCTCCACCTGTATCAAGATAAGTAGATCCTGTGGTTGCTGATCTGTTGCCAAACAGCACGAAGCCCGTAGCTGTCATGTAAACAGCCGTGTGCTTAGAGTTTTGTGGGTCGGAGTTGCCCGGTCTGTTTGTGTCAACATATTTTGACGCGTTAAGAGCATCGCCGCCCAGCCCGGTCTTGCGGTTATAGTCACCCGCTACAAAATTGTAGTTAGTCGGCGCCGTTCCAATCAGTGGCACCAGCGCTCCGCTAAGTGTCCTGGCGCCGGCCAAGATGCAGCATGACTTTATCGCTGACCATATGCCGTCAGCCTTGCAGCCAACAATAAATTGGCGGATAAGCTCTTTGACTTGTGGCTCCAAGACCATCCCGTCTGCCGCTTCAACAGCTTTGATGTATGTCACTACATCAGCATCTGGTATCCACGTGCCATTTCGTACCGCGGCAACTTGGTCTCCGGGTGACCAAATACCAGCTCCATCAATGCCACTTCTCTCTGCGCCGATCAAGCCCCCATTTGACCTAAGCATCAGCTGATCTCCTCGTAGCTGATAACCAACTCCAAGTCGCCGGCGGCGCTGGCCAAAGCTCTCAGGCTCTCTCCCTCCTCAAGGTAGATGTACGCCTCGCGGCTCACCAGCACCTGCGTCGCATCGGCCGGCACGCTGATGGTTTTGGCCAGATAAAAGTCGGTGGTGCCGTTGTAGTAGCTGAGGCTGATGTCTGCTGCAGCGGCACCATCCACGTTGGCGCAGTAGACGCTGTTGATCTTGAACACCTTGCCACTGGCAGCGCCGTTGGTGAGGGCTGCCGCCAGGCTTGTGGTCACGGCATACCCAACGGTGATGCCGGTGATCGTTGTTGGTGACTTAAGATTCGGTGCTGCCATTAACGATCAATTGCCCCACCATTCAATATAGGCTAGCGATTCCCATCCAAACATTTGCGCTGACATGTCAGACCAGTAATCCGAAGGTGCCGCACTGCCACTGCTGGCTTGGCCAGGCAACAGCGTCAATGTAATTGACATCTCGGCGCCAGAGGACGCCGCCGCATCGCCAGTCGTGAGCGAACTGCCAACGGTGAATGCACTGCCGTTTGATGCTGCCGCATTCCCACCGGCCAGTGATTGCGTTACGGTGCCATCAAATCCAACGGCAACAAAGCCCGTAGCCGCAAGCGTCAAAGCCACCGATCGATTCAGCCCAGATGCAGCTGCCGCGCTGCCAGCTGCAAAAGTGACATCAATACGCAATGCGCCACCGTCAAGCATTGCGCCATCCGGCGGCACAGTTTGCAGCGTGATCTCAACATCGTGCCGCCCATAGTTTGTATCGACAACTTGCGGCGGATCTGCGTAGCGCCATAAATACCCAGACAAGTTGTAATCACTGACGGTTGTAGCGCCGCTCCAAATATTAGATGGCAAATCAAAGCTGCTAAAACCGCCATACTGGCCCTGATAATGCGACAGGATGCTCAGCATCTGCGCTTCAGTCAATGCAATAAAGCTCAGCCGTACTTGGCTATCGAGCATGACATTGCTATGCCGCACACGATTCTGCCAGCCATTCAGCGTGGTAAATACAGAGTGCGGATATTCGCCTGGCGTGAATGTGCGCCCGGATGGCACAAGGCTAGGGAAGGTCGCCATGGTTAAGTCGTAGGCACGTGCAGGATTTCAATCGATGGCCACTGCCATGAGTAGCCACCTGCCCGCGGGCTGCCGCCGGGTCCTTGTGAAAGACTGTTATTTGTAAGGACAAACCATATAGTGAAGTAATTTTTATAGGCGGAGCATTTTCCATCAGTCCCGCCAGTTTCGCGGAACATACCTTTAACTCCCAAGGTGCTGCTCCATGAGGGGAAATATTCTGAAGCCGGGTAGCTGGTAGGCGTCCCGACTGCGCAGGTGCTAGGGCTTGGAAAGGCTACTTCCCAAGCCCCTTGCTTAATCTTCACGCGGAAACCGGAAGGTGGAGTGCCCATGCTGGAATTATCGATCGGAATCGGCTCGATGTACGGTGTGCCAAGCGTGGGATCGGTATTGGTCGGCAACGTGGAAGGCCAATCAGGATCAGTCGGTTTTGGATAGCCTGCAGGCCAATTGGGATAGGCATCATCCACCGGGCCATCCTTGCCATCATCGGGCGCATCATCTGGCAGGCTAGGAGCGCCACTGCCGAACTCACGAGATGGCGTTGGGCCGGATCCTGTTGATGCCGATAGGCTTAGTGGCTGGGAATCTGTAGCAGTGCCCGATCCGGTGGCATCGGTTGGGTCATTGCCATCGCCAGGCTCGATGTATGTCTCAGCCGGGATTGTATTGTCAGTGCTTGAGTTGACATCACAAGATATGCCTGTACGGTGGCTTGTTAACACGATGCCGGTGCCAACTGCAGTATCAACATCGCGCGCAATCAAGCTGACGCCGCTACTGTTGGTTGGGAAATGCGCAGCTTCGTATGTCACTTCGCCGGTCAACGTCTTTGTAATCCGCACGATTTGGTAATAGAAATCATGGGCCGACGGCTGATAATTCGTAGCCTCGCGCGGCAGGCATACACGGACAATATCGCCAACGGTCACAAGCGTATTGTGGCTTTGCGGCCTTGCGGTAAACCGTATGGAGTGCGTTGAGTATGTGCGTTTTGCCAGGATGTATGCGCCTACCTTTGCCGCATGATCTTCGTTGGTGCAGAATGCGCTTAGGTCATGAGTCTCGTAGGGGCCGCTTGATGCAGTGCCTGCATAACGCAACTCAAGCGTTCTGACAATACCAATATCACTTTCAAGCTGCTGCCGCCAGATAACCTGCATCACAACAGGTTGCCGCTCAGCTAGCGGTATGTATTGAATATCTACGGAGTCTGGTATGACAAACTGCTCAGTGAATACATAGACAGGATCAACCGGATCAAGCGAGATCGCGCCGGCTGCAGTGGTTGGCAGCAATGGGCGCAGCCCTCTCTTGCCGTTGTTGTTACTCTCGCATAGCAAAAAATACGGCGCCCATTGCGCTATAAAGCTCGGCAGATTGGCGCTTTGATTGATGATGCCATTGCAGGTAAAACCGTTGTACTCAAGAAACGTATCAGCCTCTTGCAATGCCGCCACATCAACAAGCGCAGTTGGCACCCTAGATGTATTAAGCATCAGCCATCGCACAAGATCAGAGAAGCTATCGCTAGGGCCAAGCACGCTATCGCTAAGCCTTGTCACATACATGCCGCCACGGATGAACAGATGAACCTGGCGATTCCACTGATCAAACCCATCCGGGATAGTGATGGTGTAAGACAGTGTGGACATGTCCGGATACAGTCCTACGGATCCGCAGTAATACGGGCATTGCGGTAGCGCCTTGCCGGCGCGCTCAACAATGAAATTCCCAGGCGCCCATGTGCCCGCGCGTCGATCGTAGGTCTGGCTATGACTTCCTAGGCGGCACGCTCTTTGAAAGACATCTTTAACTGCAATGCTGCTGATCTGGCCTTCACTGATGACTAAGTGATAGTAGGCAGTGACGTTGTTACTGGCATCATTCTGGAATCGCGCCTCAGTGGCGCCAGGGCTCACCCATACTCCGCCAGCCCCATTGCGGAATCTGCCAAACACGATCGGCACAGGCTCGCCAAGCGCGATATACCTTTGCTGTGTGTCAAGCGCAGAAATGGCATCAGCGCTGACATCTTTAATTGGCGCCGTAATTTGCCCAGCCTGCGGGCCGATCAGGATAAGCGGATCGGTATCAAAGGTCATTGGCTGACACCTCGGCCCATAATGCCTAGCGTAAACTTACGCGGCGGGATTTGCGACCCGATAGGGCTAAGTGCACTGCCAAGATTCAGCGCAATTCTGGTCACCGACGCATTGCCGCCCACCACTTGGCCTGTCAGACTGGCGATCAATTCTTGTTCTTCTTGTGGCGAGTCATTTCCGAGCGTGACGCCAAACTGATAAATGCTAAGGTCGGCATATCTGCCATCAGATATAGCTGCTTCAAATGCACTGACAACCATGCTGGTTGCTGCGGCTTCTACGGTGACATTTGTCTCATCGCCGCTGATGCCGGCTGTAAACCCATCAGCAACGAATGGCACATACAGCCAACTCTGGCTATCCCATGTAACGCTTGTATTTGCATAGTAATTCTGCCATCGCTGATAGGTCACGCCAGCTGCATCGTAAATCCGTAGGTATTGCGATATGCCGCGTGCCATTATGCCAACCCAAGTGCAATGCGCGACGATGGTGTGCGCAGGCGGTTGAGGGAACTGGTGGCAGCAGAGCGCACCGCTCGCTCAAGATCGCGCATCGTCACGTAGCGTTCACCATTGAACTCTAGGACAGGCCCGGTAGTGATGTTAATTGCAGGCGCTTGGCTGCCATTGGCAGGAGCGATGACTGCAGCGCCGCGAGATCCTGTCAAATAGTTAGCGGATGCCGCGGCCATCTTGCTTTCAGGGATGATATATTCCCGCTCGCCGCCTTCACCAACCATCGCCAAGGTGGGGCGGTTAACAACGCCGCCTTCTGCGAACTGCGGGACTGTGATAGTGGGGATGCGTGGAATGTCAACATTTCCAGGAAGCGAATTAAACCCATCAATCAGGCGATTGACCAGTCCAGTAACCGTATTGATCCGATCGGCGATGAACTGCAGCACGCCACGAAAGACGTTCTTAACGGCGGTCGCCACCGAATCAAACATTGATTTGACGCCATCTCTGGCGCGCTCCAAAGCCTTAGGGATAAACTCTGTGACCGTAGTCCATGCTTTCTGGATTGGAGCAACAACGTTTTTTTGAAAAAACGCGCCAATGTCGCTCAAGGTTTTTTGAAGCCAGCTGATCATCTTGGTGACAGGATCGCGCAGCAGGCCATTCCAAATATTGATCCATGGCTGCACCCAGAGTTGATAGGCAACTGCATATGCGGCCTTCATTCCCCATTCAACAACGCCCTTGACCCAATCAAAAAATGCTGTAACTGGACCCTTGAGAACGTTGTTCCAGAGATCAATGAACGGCTGCACAAAGATGGATTGCATTGCCTGCAGGATGCCGGGCAGTGCGCTTGCAACGGTCTGGCCAAGCCATGTAAAAAACTGCCCGATCGGCTCCCGGAACAAGGCAACCATTGCCACCACGGCAGCGACGGCAAGCACAGTCCAGCCGATAGGGCCGCTGAATACTGCCACCAGCCCTGGCACAAGCGTGCCGGTGACCCACGCCAGCAGACCGCCTAGCGCTGCAACAATGCCA